TGCAACGCGATAAACCTTTTGCCGAGGATACGGGGCGCAAGGCGCGCTCTTTTTCGGTTGATGGTTTCATTGTTGGCACCGATTATTTTGCCGCACGCGACGCGCTCATTATAGCCCTGGAAACCGAGGGGCCGGGCGAGCTCATTCACCCTTATTTTGGGCGCCAATACGTTCAAGCATTTGGTTTCAAGGTACGCGAAACAACCAAAGACGGCGGCATTGCAACTTTCTCGATTACTTTTGAAGAGGCGGGCGAGGCGGCTTTCCCAAAAGCCACGGTTGACAACCGCCGCGTGCTCGACGAAAAAAGCGAGGATTTGATTGACCAAATCGAATCGCAATTTGAAAAGATTTTTTCAATCGCCGACAAGCCGCAATTTATCGTTGACTCCGCGGTTAAAAAAATAAATCAAGTTACCGATGCAATCAACGGCGTAACGTCTAAAATTGCAGGTACCGAGCAAAAGATTGCCGAGCAAAAAAAGCGCATTGAAAATTTAAAAGACAAGGCCGCGGATTTTGCCAAAACTCCCGACAAGCTTGCGCGCCAAATTACCGATGCGCTTCGCGGAGTAAAGGGTGCAATCGACGGCGCTCGAAATCAATTTTTAAGCTTGGCTTCGCTTTTTGGTTTTGGAAAAAACGACCCGCCCCTTGCTACGCCCACGAGTACGCGAGTGCAAGAAAACGATAACAACTTGGCCGTCAATCAATTGGTGCAAGCCACGGCTCTTGCACTCGCGTCGCAATCGGCGGTTGAAATTACTTTCACAAGTACCGAGGACGCGCGCGACGTGTTGACTTTGCTTGTTGATAATTTTGAAGAGCTCGAAATTGACCCCGTAACTCTTGACGATACTTACCAAGCGATACTAGACACCAAAGCCGAAGTGCGCCGCGGAGTACCGCCGCCGTCGGAAAAGTTGCCGACGATTGGAAAAATTGAGCTCGCGCAAACGACCCCCTCGCTTGTTGTTACCTATGATATTTATGAAAACCCGATATATGAGCAAGATTTGATTGATCGAAATAAAATTTCGCACCCTGGTTTCATTCCCGGCGGCTCGACCTTAGAGGTTTTGCAGGTCGATGGATAAAATAAACTTATTTATAAACGGGAAAATTTACGACGGTTGGAAGAGTGCGGAAGTAAAACGCTCTTTAAAAGCCGCCTCGGGCGCTTTCTCGCTTTCAGTAACCGACCGTTGGAGCGCGCAAAGCGAGCCTTGGATTATTGCCCCCGGCGATAAAGCCGAGCTCAAGATTGCCGACGATTTAATTTTGACCGGGTACGTTGACACCGTAAGCGCCGACGCGCAAAAAGATGCGGTTTCAATTTCCGTTGCGGGCCGAGATAAAACCGCCGACGTAATAGATTGCTCGATTGTTTCAAGCTCGGGTCAATATGCCAACGTGACCTTGAAGCGGCTTGCGGAAATTCTTTGCGAGCCTTTTGGTGTAACCGTGAAAGCGCCAAGCTCGACCGGCCCCGCGTTTGACGTTTTTAAAATTCAACAAGGCGAAACAGTTTTTGAAGCCCTGGAAAGAGCGGCACGCAAGCGCGGTTATTTGTTAACAACGGACGGCACCGGGCAACTAGAAATTGCTCGCCCCGGCTCTTCGCGGTCAACAACTATGCTCAAGCAAGGCGAAAATATTTTGACCATGAGCTCAACCTTTGATTTCAAAAATCGTTTTTCGCAATACATTGTAAAGGGGCAAGATACCAATTGGAAAAAAGAGCTTGACCCCGCTTTTGCTTACGCGGTGAAAGCCACGGCAACCGACCCGAGCGTTAAAAGGTACCGCCCGCTTGTAATTCAATCGGAGCAACTTACAAATTTGAGCGACGCCAAAACGCGGGCCAATTGGGAAGCAACCACAAGAGCGGCCAAGGCTTCAAAATTTAATATTACTTTGCAGGGTTGGCGGCAAGGCGACGGGAGCTTGTGGCGCCCCAATCAACTCGTGCTCGTCGATGCTTCGCGCATTGGTTTAAATGGTGAGCTTTTGATTGTTGATATTACTTACTCACTCACAAGCGACGGCGGCTCGATTTGCGTTTTGTCGCTTGAAAGAAAAGATGCGTATTTGCCGCAACCGGAATTGCCCGAAAAAGTTGACCCGCTAATCCAAGCAATTAAAAAAGACCCCGGCGTAAGAAGGGGGCCACAATGAAAATTGAAATGCTTGAGCGTTGGATTGCGCCGCTTAAAAGAAAAGTTATGCAAACCGTTTCGCGCGCACTCTTGACGGCGCTCGCCGACGACTCCAAAGGCATACAACAATTGCAAGTGCTCTTGCTCGCCGACGAATTGCACACGGTTGATCGAGTGCAAAATTACGGTTTTACTTCGGTGCCCTTACCAGGTGCCGAGGGCGTTTTTCTTTCCGTTGGGGGCTCGCGCGAGCACGGGGTTATCATTGCCGCCGACGACAAGCGTTACCGCCTTAAAAATTTGGCGTCGGGGGAAGTTGCCATGTATACCGACGAGGGCGACAAAATCCATTTTAAGCGCGGCGGCATTATTGAAATCAATGCGAGCAATGCGGTAAATATTATTGCGGCAAGCAAAGTTTCAGTTACCGCGCCCGACGCCGAAGTGAATTGCGATAATGCAACCGTGACCGCAACCGTGAAAGCCGAGGTTACAGCGCCGCAAATTGATTTAAACGCGAGCGCAAAAGTTGAAGCGACGACGCCGCTTTTCAATGTAACCGGTGTAATTGCTTGCTCGGGCATTGCAACGGGCGGGGCAACCCCCGTGCCGGGCGACGCCGTTTTAAGCGGCAATTTGAAAGCCACTGGCAACGTCGAGGATACCAACGGCACAATGCAAGAAATGCGCGACACTTACAACACGCACACGCACCCGGAAAATGGTACGGGCGGGGGCACGACGAGCGCGCCCAATGAGTCAATGAGTTGAGGGGGTTTTTATGAGTGATATTGCTTTGAGATATTGCGGCCAAAGTTTTGACGTGAGAGTTTCAAAAAATGATTTGGAGCTTGACGACGGGCTTGAAACGTCGGTTATTATTTCGCTCTTTACTGAAAAGCGTGTGCGCCCCGACGAGCTCCCTTTTCCTGAAACCGACCGCTCGGGTTTTTGGGGCGATATGTTTGCGGATATTGAGGGCGACGAAATAGGCTCGAAATTGTGGCTCTTGCGGCGCGAAAAGCAAACGAGTGAAACGCTCGTGCGTTACGAGGAATATTCAAAAGAGGCGCTGCAATGGCTCATTGACGACGGCATTGCCGCAACCGTGGGCGTTGTTGCGAGCTTCCCAAACCGCGAGCAAGTTGACTTGCTTGTTACTATCCAAAAGCCGCAAGGTAAGGTATCTTTTAAATATAGCATTACCTGGGATGCAGAAAAAGCGAGGGGTTAAAATATGCCATTTTCACGGCCTACGCTTCCGCAAATTATTGACCGCGTGAAGCAAGATTTGGAAGCAAAACTTACGGGCTCAAGCCCTGTTTTGCGTCGCTCGGTTGTTGCCGTGCTCGCTCGGATTATTGCCGGGGCTTCGCACGTATTGCACGGGCACCTTGATTGGCTTTACAAGCAACTTTTTCCAACCCTTGCCGACGAGGATAATCTTTTACAATGGGGCTCGATTTGGGCCGTTGAAAGAAAAGCCGCGAGCTTTGCCGAGCGCGACGTTTTATTTACCGGCGCAATTGGCGCGGTAATTTTGCCGGGTGCCGAGCTTCAACGCTCCGACGGTATTATTTACGCCGTTGACGTGGGCGGTACTTTTACCGGCACAACTTTACTTTTAAAAGTGATTTGCGAAACCGCGGGCTCGATTGGTAACGTCGACACGGGCGTGCTTTTACAATTTGTTGAGCCCGTTGCGGGAGTGCAAAACGAGGCACCGGTGCAAGCTTCAAATAGTATTGACGGCGCCGACCAAGAGGATATTGAAGCGTATCGCGCAAGAGTTTTATTTCGAATTGCAAACACGCCACAAGGGGGCGCCGCCGCGGATTACATTGCTTGGGCTCTTGAAGTCGCGGGCGTAACGCGCGCTTTTGTTTTTCCATTGAATACCGGCCCCGGCACCGTTGGGCTTTCTTTCGTGCGCGACAACGACGTTTCGATCATACCCGACGCGGGCGAAGTTGCCGAGGTGCAAGCCTATATCGACGCGCGCCGCCCTGTAACGGTTGACTTCACCGCCTTTGCGCCGACGACTGAAACGGTTGCTTTTGATATTGATTTACTCGCCAATGATACCGCGGAAATCCGCGCCGCAATCGAAGCCGAGCTTACGGATTTATTTTCGCGTGAAGCTTCGCCCGGCGGCACGCTTTTAATTTCCCATATCCGCGAAGCCATTTCGATTGCCGCGGGTGAAACCGACCACGTTTTAAACTCGCCGACCGCAAACGTGGTGCCCACGGGCAACGCGCTTTTGGTACTCGGCACAATAACTTGGAGTTAAATGCTTACGCCCGAGCAGTATAAACTTTTTCTTTTGAAGCTTTTGCCGCGGGGTATGGCGTGGCCGCGTGAAAAAGAATGGTTTCTTTCGAAGCTCGTCGACGGTATCGCGCAAGAGTTTTACCGGATTGGTTTAAGAGCCGACACGTTGCTTGTAGAAAAAGACCCGCGTGCAACTCTTGAGCTCTTGGAAGAATGGGAAGCGGTTGTTGGTATTCCCGACGGTTGCGCTCCCCCCGCTCCAACCCTGGCAAGGCGGCGTGCGGATATTACGGCGCGCTTGACGCAACTTGGCGCGCTCAATAAGCAATTTTATATCGACTTTGCCGCGTACCTTGGTTTTGATATTACTATTACGGAATACCGACCTTTTCGCGCGGGCATATCGCGCGCGGGCGACCCCGTAAGCAATGGCGATTGGGTTTATACTTTCCTTGTTACCGGCCCAATTGAAACAATAAACTTTTTCAGTGCAGGGCGTAACCAAGCGGGCGACCCTCTTGCGGATTGGGGAAATCAATTTTTGGAGTGTGCTATTGACAAGCGGAAGCCCGCGGAAACAATTGCGCTTTTCGCTTACGTGGCGTAAATTTAAGAAAGGGAAAAATTATGCAAAGAGTTGACAGTTTTGGCGCGGTTGCTTCACCGCCCGCAAATGAAGCGCAAATTAATTCGCCGGGGTATTTCTCGATTGGAAACCCTTCGCTTTCGGTACCGGCAACCGTTGTGCCCGCATGGTGGTTAAATGCCGTGCAAGAGGAAATCGCGGCGGTAATTGAAGCCGCGGGCGACACGCTCGACAAGGGCGACAACAACCAATTGCTTTCGGCAATCGGCGGCATTTCTCAAAATATTCAAGAGCCAACTTTTGTAATAGCCAACAACCAATCGACCTTTGCCGTTATTACCGGCATGATACTCGACAAAACAATTTATTACGGTGCCGAAATTGATTGCCACGTTTATAGAAAAGATGCGGGCCAAGAGGTTTCAAGCTTTATGAAATTGCGCCTCATGTATTCGCCCGTGCTTGATTCGTGGGAAATAATTGGCCCCGAAATTTTTGGCGACGACCCGGGCATTTTAGATTTGGAAGTTACAACGGCGGGGCAAGTACGTTACAAGTCGAGCAACTTTGCGGGCGGCTCTTACGTGGGCGAGCTCCGATTTAAAATGAATAGATTTAAGATTTAAAGAGGGTGAAAAAATGAAAAGCATTTATAAAAAAATCATAATCGCGGCGGCGCTCTTTTTGCCTGTGGTTGCCTATGCTGCAAGTCAAACGTCAAACCCTTACGATAAAGTTACGCAAGGGAAAAGCACCGTTGTCGATAAAGATTACGTTTTTAATATTGGAGCCGGTGCAAGTAACCCGCTCTTTCGTGCAAACTCGTCAACCAACAAACTCCAATTTGCCCACGACGGCACAACTTTTAAAGATATTGGAAGCGGCGGCGCGGGCGGTGGCGGTGGCGGTGTTTTACTCAATACCAACCCGGGCTTCGAGGATGGCTTGACCGCGTGGACGGCTTCGGGCGGCTCTTTCACCCTGGAAACTACACTTTCCAACGTGGGCTTTGAAACGCAAGCGGGCGCATGGGACGCAAGCGCGGCTTCGCAAACTCTTTCCGGTGATTTGGTTGCTATACCAAGCGGCCTTTATGGAAAAGTGTGCACGCTTTCTTGGTACTATAAAGGCGGCGACGCTAATTTAAGCGCCCAAGTTTATGATGGCTCAAGCGTAATTGCGCAAAGCTCGGCATTATCCGTGCAAGCTACTTACAGCCCTAAGCAAATAATGTATTTCACCTGCCCGAGCTCGGGAAGCTTTCAAGCGCGATTTATTTCAAGCGCCGACGCCGCACTTGTTTATCTTGACGACGTTCGCCTTGGGCAAGAGGGCATTTTTGAATTTGCAACGGGGCCGAGAAGTGAAATTTATGTATCAAACGACAATGGCACGGGCGCAAGCGCCACGACTATTAGGCGATTCTCTGTTACGCAAAAAACGAGCGGCACGGATATTACTTTTGCCGACGACGCAACCAACGCAAGTCGCTTTACGATAAACGTCGCGGGCATTTACGCCGTGTCAACTTACGGGATATTTACGGGGGCAACCGAATTAGGTATTAGTGTCAACCAAACAACCTTGACGGCGGGGCCGTCGTCGGTGCCCAACTCGGAGTTGGTAGCAATAGCGCATACGGCTTTTGCAAATGCTTACGCCAACCCCTCGGCGGTTTTATTTTTAAACGTGGGCGACGTTGTGCGAGTTGTCAGCGGTGGCTCGGCGGTAACTGGAAACCCGGCAAAAGCGGCCTTTAGAATTACGAAAGTGAGCAACTAATATGAGAAATTTATTTTTACTTTTAACTTTACTTTTAACCTCAATCAATGCCCACGCCATAACAGGCGCGGCGATTAGTGTTGACCAAGCGGGTTGGCGCGTTGATGCAAACATTGGGGGCGCTAACCCGTCGCTCGGTACGTCAAGCATAACGGATTACACGGAAATCACCGACTCTAGCTTAGATATAGTTGCGCTTACGGGATCGGCTGCGGTTGAAATTCCATGCTCAAGCACTAATCCAAGCACGGGCCTCGTGTGCGGAGCAGGAAACGAAAGCGTCGGGGTAGTATTCACGCCACCGACGGCGGGTGTTTACGAGGCTTGTATTTCCTTTATTCACAATACTAACCTGCAAGCGTCATCAACCGCCCAAGCCACGTTTCAATTAATTGAAACGCCAAACAACGCGCAAACCATTTTGCAAGAGGGAAATCATAGGCAACAAAGCGGTATTAACATCGGCGCAACCACAATCAATCCGGAATTTCCGAATACCGTGTGCGGTGTGTTTACCTTTAGCGATGCCTCAAAGCGCACAATTAGGCTAATGCGCGAGCAAGCAACAAGCGGCACGGTGACGGCCCATGCGCTGCGCGCTGATAGAGCCGCTGCAAACGGGCAACGCGATATGAAAGTGACCGTGCGCCGCCGCGTGGAATACTCCGACGCAATCAAATTCACCAAGCTTGTAACCTCGCCGAGCTACGCCAACGGTTTGAAAATGGAAACCGTGCAGTTTGGCGGCGCGAGTGAAAAAAGCAATTGTACAAGCACGCCTTGCACAATCTATCGTCAATCGGGCGGCTTTTCGTCAATCACGCGTTCAAGCACCGGGCGATACATTGCCAATATTTCGGGCGGCGTTTTCGCTAGCACGCCAACCTGTAACGTAACGTGCGGGCAAACGTCGGTAAGTGCGACGATTGCAAGCATCGACAATATGCCGAGCGGCTCAAGTACTACGACTTTTAATTTGAGCACGATCAACACGGCCAACACCTTTGTTGATGCGGCCTGTGATTTGACGTGCACGGGGCTATAAGTGCGGGAAAAAATCGTAAATAATTTGCCCCCCTGGGAATGGCTAACCTTAATCGCCGTGATATGCACGGCGGGGGTTAGCGTGACCGTTTTTGCTTTCTCAACTTTTGAAGCCGCTGGAAGTGCGGAAAAAGTGCGCTCCGAAATCAAAAGCGATTTAAGTCGAGTCGAGGTAAAGGTTGACGCACTCTTACTTGACCGCGGGCTCAACCCCAACAAATTTAAGGCCGACGAGTGAAACACGAAAACAACGGCGCGTGCCCACAATGCGCAAAAATTTTTATGCGATTTCCAGGGGTTTTTCCCGCGCTCCGCGTGTGGTTTGATAACCTGCAAGAGTCGCACCCCGAGGCGCATATTAGTTGCGCGGGCCGCGGAGAAATCGAGCAAGAGGCCGTTTTGAGGAAAGGGGCAAGCCGCGCCCCCTGGAAAAAGTCGGCTCATAATTGGAATGCGGCGGTTGATATTTTCGAAATGAGCGGCGACCGGTCAAATATTTACGAGCGCGCTTGGTTTGAAAAAATTGTTGCGCCGCGGGTACCTGATTTTTTAGTATGGTATGGGGCGCCCGGCGCACCCTTCCCCGAGCTCCCACACGTTGAAATAAAGGGTTGGCGCGAGCTCGCGGCTCAAGGTAAACTTAAACTTGTTGAATGAAAGGAAAATAAAATGACACCAGAAAATGAAGTAATTGCACCGGTTGAAGTGCCTGTTAAAGCTTACGATGTAAAAGTGCTTGTTGCAAAACTTAAAGCCCGAGGGCTTGACGTTGCCGAGGATATGGCAATGGTTTTGATTGACGAGGTTTCGGCTTGGGTTGTTGAAAGCGCCGTGATTTCCGAAAACAAAGTTGACGATATTGCCGCGCTTGGTATGCCCGAGCTCGTAAAAATCGTCAAGCAACTTGCCGATAAAATCGACGGCAAAGACGAAATTTAAAATGAGCAAGCAAGATTTTATCTTGCACTTGCTACAAGAGGGGCGTGAGTACCTAAAAATTCTCGCGCCTTTTTTAACGACCATTGCGGCGTGGTTTTTACCCTCGCCCATTGAGCGATTGAGAAAAAAGCAATGAGCCGCTTGCCCAATGGCACGCTTGCGACGCGCTCTTTTCTTGAGTCGCTAATGCTCAAGGGTGCACTCGCGCAAGTGTATGCGTGGGCGCCATGGCTCAATTTCCCCGTCGTGCGCAATATCGTCGAGGCAATCATTACCAAGGCTTTAATCAAACCGGTAAGCGATGAGGCAACTGCGCTTGCGCTCGCGGGCGTTTACGTGATTGACCATGCGCAATTTGTGAAAGCTTTTATTGCGCTCAAAACAATTGAAGGGCAAGGGGCAAGCCCCGCCGCCCTGGAAGGGGCTTTAAAAAATGCTGAAAATGCAATGGCTCGCTTTATTAGGCGCGGCCCTCTTACTTAGCGCGTGCTCGACGACGGTGCCCGATATTGAAGCGTGCTCGGGCGTCGAGGGCTTCCCAGGGGTTGCGGCTCTTTGCCAAAGCTCCAATACCGACAAGCGCCGACGGTTGACCGCCGCGCAATGGCTCGATTTCCTTTACACCCAAGCCCCGCGGCCCGACTTAAAAAACCCTGGTAAAACCTTGCCCGCAAAAGGCCCGGCGGTATGCGTATCAAGCGACGATTGGCGCAAGAATGAAACGGCGATTGCCGAGCTTTGCGCCAAGGGGCATTGCACTTATGAGCAAAAAAAAGCCTTGGAGCGGATGCAAAACTTTGTAAGCGATGCCGCTAAGGGCGGGCCGTCAACGAAATAAATTAGTTTCGCGCACCGCTTTCGGGTCGGCGATTTCTGAAAGCTCTTTAAAAATTTCTTCCCAATTTTCCGGGTAACAAAATTCCGCAAAGCCCCCGGCATTTCTAATTGTAAATAAAATGTGGCCCTGCAACCGGCACTTCCCTGTTTTTCGTCGCGCTTCCGATTCGTTGCGCTTCAATTCCAGGGCCACAAAGCGACCGTTGAGGCACCCAATAATATCGGGAATGCCAACCAACGCCATAAGTTGAGTTTTAAAAAACCAAGAATTAGGGAGTGCGCGCAAGAGTGGTAAAATTTTTTCTTTAAATCGAGTTTCCGGTTGCTTGCGTGCCATTGACAAATGGTAATTTATCGGCCCACGATTTGCGAGAGTAATCGGCCCCGCAAGTAATTGGTAAAAATTTGTGCGGGTAAGCTCTTTCCATTATCTCCCGCGCGTCGTAAAATAATTGCTCTTCGGTATCGTGAAACTCAAAAAGCAACTCGTCGTGAATTTGCAAAAGCATACGAGACTTTTTACCCTCAAGCAACGGCTTGATTTTGACCATTGCAATTTTAACAACGTCGGCAATGCCCCCTTGAATATCATGGTTTGCGGCCATGTGGGTTGAGCTCCCGGCTTTATAGTAACAACGACGCCCAAACCAATTGACGATATAGCCACGGGCTTTCGCAACCTTTTGAATTTCGCGCGTGTAATCTTTCACCCTTGGAAGGTTTGAAAAATATTTTTCCAAGAGCGCGTGCGCCTTGTGAAGCTCGCCCAAATTGTATTGCAACTCTTCCGGTGTGATTGCGGCGAGCAAGAGCCGGTGCAACTCAATATCTTTATAAGCACTCATTTGGTAAATATGTATTCGCCCGATTGCCTTTAGAGTTTCAAGCGGCAAGTTGGGGTTGAAAAGCGCCATGCAAAGTTTTGCGATGCCGCCCCCATAAAGCAGCATAAAATTAATTGTTTTTGCACTCTCGCGGTCGACCCCCATTAATTGAGCCGTGGCCGTGTGCACGTCGAGCCCGCCCTTTACGAGCTCGATCAAATCCATTTGCTTGCAACGCTCAAGCATCAAACGGTATTCGGCTTGATCGAAGTCAAGAAACCCAAAGAAAAAGCCCGGGCTCGGAATGAAAGAGCGCCGCACTGGAAACTCGGCGCCCTTGTCTTTTCGCTTGGTAAGGTTTTGCAAATTAGGATTGGCCGCACTCATGCGCCCCGGCCCGGTGCCGCCTTGCCTCAAGTTTAAATGTATGCGGTCGCTCTTGTCGGCAAAATATAAAAAATTTGCGTAGTAAGTATTTGCCCGCTTGATCGAGTCGCGGTGCGCTTGAATGAGCTTGGCAACCGGCGCTTTCATATCCTCAAGAAATTCGGCTTTAAAAGAGGGGCGACCCGTGGGCGTTAACGGATAGCGCACGCCGAGCTCGTCGAATATCGGAGCAAAACATTTCGCCGAGTCGACAAATTCTTGACCGGTTAACTTCGCAAACTCTTCTTTTATTTCCTCGGCTCTTTTCTTTTCCCGATCAAGAGCCGTGGCCACATAATCGCGGTCGATAAGGATGCCTTGGCGCTCCATTTGAAACAAAACAGGGGTAAGGGCCAACTCATTACGAAAGACGTTTTCCAGGGGTTTTACAGCGGCCCTGGGGGGCGGCTCGCAAGCGGCAATCGTTTCTTCTTGATGCCCGCCCAAAATGAAACAGAGGCGCGCGTCAAGGCACGCATACTTTGTTATGAGCTCGAAAGGTACCTTTGAATAGTCGGGTATTTTTTCGGGCTCGTCGTCGCCGTAAGTTTCGAAGCGGAAAAGTTTATGCTCCGCAATATACTCTTCCACGGCTTTATCTTTTTCGAAACCCAAGGGCTTCACAAGCGCGTCGAGGGAATATTTAAAAAGGTCGTTACGCACAACGCGCCCGATGGCTTCGGTGCAATGAATGGTGCCCGCGAGCTCGGCGCCCTCATTGGCGAGAAAAGCCAAGTCAAATTTTGCGTTATGTATGCGCCAAGTTTTCGACGCATCTTTAAAGAGCGGGGCGAGCTCTAAAAAAGTTGCCGCGCGGTAAAGCCCCTTTTGCCCTTCGAGCGGATAGGTTTGAAAATTAAAGTAATACTCTTCCGACTCGTCGGCGATTATGAGCGAAAAAAGTTTATCACCCTGGTAAGGCTTGAGCCCCGTTGTTTCGGTATCGAGTGCAAGAATGGGGCTTTTTTGTAATGCCTCAAGCGCGCTTTTTACGTTTT